GCCTGAGGCGAGGGTACCACCCCTGGTTTGTGTTGGTGAAGAAGTCCCGGAATAAACCGGGAAAGGACCAAAGGAGTTTCAGTGCTCGTGATCTCACATGGCCCTGCGTTATAGACGTAGGGTCCTCCCAACTGAGTTGGGCGAGGGAACTACCTTTACGGTGAACGAGACTCGAACGACGAATGGATTTCTTATTCGTCGTGAGGTCTTGCCGCCGTCTAGGCGCTCTCTCGGTGTTGCACGAGGAACCCAGGTAACTGGGTCCGAAGGGCATCCGTGGGGATCCCGTAAACGGGGGTCTCTGCAGGATGTCGGCGGGAACTTTTCTTCCGTGAAGCAGGTTGCGATGGCTCTTCCGAGCCACGTTTCTTGCGTCGCGGAGTCAGGTTCCCAGCTGTCTGGCACCTATTCAGCCTCCACTTATCGTGGAGACTGTTTGCCGATTACCCAAATAGGTATCGGTGCTAACCTGTGGCCATCCCTTAGTACGTCTTCAGCTTCACAGCTGGACGCCTTTGGGGCAACCGCGGTAGCGAGGTGCAGCCCCGTTTCTCCGGTGGCTAGCCTCTCCAATCTCCTAGGCGAATTAGTAAGGGACGGCTTACCAAAGCTGCCCTTACGTGCCTGGGAGGATGGTGTTCGTTTATTCAAGGAAATTGCTCGGCGTAAGCCGGGCAGTATCCAAGAACTCGGCCGTTTGGTCGGGGACGAACACTTGAATTTGGAGTTTGGCGTGAAGCCACTCCTCATGGACCTTAACAAATTCCTTGAGGGTGTTTACCGTGCGGACGAGCTTCTCACTCAGTATGAGCGGGATGCTGGTCCGCGTAAAGCGGTCCGCCGGAGATACGAATTTCCACTGATTACAGATAGGGTTGTAAGTACCTTTCCGACAACTGATTGGCCTCTCATAGCCAGTCAGAATACGGGGTACTATAACAATCCATCTGGTTGGAGCATAGTTCGTACCCGTGAAACTCGGGTTCAGAGATGGTTCTCGGGGGCTTTTACTTACCACCTACCTTCCGGTTATGACAGCCGAAAGGAGATGAGTAGGTATGGCCTCCTGGCCAAGAAAATTCTTGGCCTGAACGTCTCTCCAGAAGTTCTCTGGGAACTTGCCCCATGGAGCTGGGCTGTTGATTGGTTCTCTAACACTGGGGACGTTATTCAAAACGTTACCCAGCGAGCCAACGACGGTCTGATTATGCGGTATGGGTACCTGATGGAGAATACCATCGTAAAAGATACCTATACCCGCCCGGTGTCTCCGTTTAAAAACGGGTCGCCGTGCGGTGTCGTCGCCTTGGTTTCGGAATCCAAGGTACGTCGACGCGCAAATCCCTTTGGCTTTGGAGCAAGTTGGGCGGGTTTGTCACCCAAGCAACTCTCCATAGCAGCAGCTCTGGGTTTGAACCGGAGCTGAGGCCGTGTGTTCCATTGCGTTAAACGCCAATGGGGCTCGAGAACCGAGCCCTAGGAGTGATGCCTATGTCACTAGCCGATCCCCAAACCGTCACCATTTCGGGCACGACGACTCCCCTCCCACGCACCAGCGTGGATCAGGACGAGTCGGAGTACACGAGTGGCGATGGCTTGATCAAGCTGCTGGTGTCGCATGCCTATGGCAAGCGGCAACGGCGCTTGGTCCGGATCGACCATGCGAAGATGGCCGCTGACGTGTTCAAGCCCACGGAAAACGTGAAGGTCGGAATGTCGGTTTACACCGTATTCGACCTTCCGCCCGCGGGCTACACGGCAGCAGAGGCCTTGGCGGTGTGGTCTGGGTTTAACACCCAGCTCACTGCCACTTCGAACGCGGTCGTCACCAAGATTCTTGGTGGCGAGTCGTAGTGGTGGGAATGGCGAATGGGGTCCTGACGAACCCTCTCCGGAAGGGGAGGATAAGTCGGTCACTATCCGTCGTTCTGAACGTCCTGTGGAAGGTGACGGAGCGGAAATCGCCGTCCGCCTGAAGGTCGGTTATAAGACCGTCCTTTTGGTAGTCGTCGTATTCGACTTCGTTCACCTTTCATTCAGGGAGATCACTAACACGACCTGGTTCGAGCATTTGCTCGGGTTAGGACCGTGATGATCTCGCCGTAAGGTACGTTCGTGTCCCCACGGGGACATCACTCCATGGTGGTTACGTAGGTAACCCAACAATCAGTTCGGGACTGCCCGAGTAGAACTCGGGCTAATCCCCGAGAGAAAGGACATTCAGAAATGAGTGCCGTTAATCCCGGGGACTATATGTCCCCACACCGCAATGTCCGTATGGACGTGATCCGCTTGGCTAACGCCGAGTGGGTCCGCTCAGGCGGACGCGGGATGCGTTACTGTGACTCCACGGAGTGCTGGAACGACTTGGAAGACGACTTTATGGTCGTCGACTGCGTCGGACCGGCGTCGTGGGTCACGGTAACGGCCCTGATCGGAAGGTTGCCGGAGGACCTGCAACAGCTGGTCCTCTTTTAGTAACCTTTAGAGACGTAGGCTATGGATCCTGAACCTTCGATAGAGGAGGTTACCTCTTGCAAAGAGGACAGGTGAAAAGCCTGACGTCACTCTGGTCCATGTTGGCAGAGGAATCTGCCAACAGATGTTGCACTAGCGCCATCCGCGACATTAAGACCGTCGCGGAGCGAGCCGAACATGAGGGGTTGTCGTTTCTAACGATAACCCTGCCTAGCCTTGGAAAAGCCATCCAAAAATGGCTGGACCTAGGTCAGGCCGGTATCCACCCTGCGTTCAGTAATGGACGCAAGGGAAGTTTCCCCCTATTTTTAGGAGGTTTCTTCAACCGTGTGTTCGACCGGAGTAGTGGCTTGTTACTCGATAAGCCAGATATCGATGCTATTCGTTCTCTTAGGCAGCTAACGCTGTACTTTGAGAAGATGCAGCTTCCTTGCTCCCCAGCAAGGGATGCTGCAGCGATCGATGGCTATCTCGAGTGTGAGCGGGACGTTCGTCACTTCGACTCGGAGCTCAACGAGAGTGATCTCGAAGAGTTCCGTGTGATGTCGGAGTTGCTGTTCGGCCAGTTGTTTGAGCGGATGAACCGAGAGGTTTATTTCGCTCGACTGATACCGAAGCATGGTCCAGGATCAACAGCAGACGGTCTTCTTGGAAACAAGAAGTACAATCAGCTGACCTGGCCCAGACGGTTAGGGGAAGTTTTTCCTCCCCAAAACTACATCATTCCTAATTGGCGTTTTACGCACGTTTTGGATGATGTGAACGTCCCCGAACCTGGAGAAGAGGAACCTGTAAAGGTAACTCTTGTTCCTAAGACGCTCAAGACACCTCGTGTTATTGCGATGGAACCAACCTGCATGCAATATATGCAGCAGGCTGTCTACCGCAGTTTCACAAAAAGTTTCCAACGGGATAGACTCCTGCGGAAACTGATCGGATTTGATGACCAGACTCCTAATCAGAGAATGGCCGAACAAGGTTCGATTGATAACCGAACCGCAACACTCGATTTGAGTGATGCTTCCGATCGTGTCTCGAATCAGCTCGTAAGGACCATGGTAGCTCGGTGGCCATTCTTAGCGAAGGCCGTCGATGCTACTAGATCCCGAAGGGCTGTCGTAAATGGCAAAACCATTCGGTTAGCCAAATACGCGTCAATGGGTTCAGCACTTTGCTTCCCGATGGAAGCAATGGTCTTTACGACCATGATCTTCATTGGGATTCAAAGATCGCTTAACACGTCACTAAACCGGAAGGACGTAAAACGTCTTTCCGGCTCGGTGCGTGTCTATGGGGATGATCTTATCGTCCCTGTAGACCATGTGCTGTCCGTTGTTCAGACGCTTGAGCTTTTCGGAGCTCGAGTTGGCCTGAGCAAGTCTTTCTGGACCGGAAGGTTCAGAGAGTCTTGCGGAAAGGAGTATTACGCGGGTGAGGACGTTAGTATTGTCCGAGTCCGTGAGATGCTCCCAACACAACGGCAGGATGCGATAGGAGTACAGTCGCTAGTATCCCTTCGGAACCAACTCTATATGAGTGGTTACTGGAGGACCTGTCGACAGCTTGACGAGAAAATTGTGAGGTTGATTAAGTTCTTCCCCACTGTTCTCCCGAGCTCTCCTATTCTGGGCAGGGTGAACTCGCTCGGTTACGTTTACGAGCGGACTCACCCAAGCCGTCATAGCCCCTTAGTCAGGGGCTATGTATTGACGGCCAAACCTCCGAGGGATAACCTCGAGGGGGCTGGTGCCCTTACTAAGTGCTTACTTAGAGCGGGCAATCCGCTGGGTGCGGATGGGTTTAACAACCCTACCCCCTGGCTGGAACCCGGAGCATCAGTTGGCGGTCCCTTTGGGATCGTCCATGATGCTACTTTGTGGGCTAGCCTCCCGCAGAGTGATGATGAGCACTTAGAGCGTTCTGGACGCCCTCAGCGCGTCGACATCAAGCTGAGGTGGAGCTCGCCCCATTAGGGTGAGCTGGGCCAGGTTTGGCCTAGTGGGAGAGACCAAGTCCCATAGCATCGTTAACTACGAGCTTTAGGGAAGGTCTCCAGGGAGCGCG